AAAAACGAACATATGGAGATAATGAGGAGTAAAATGCAACAAGTACAAATGGGTAAAGCAGTTAAAAATAATCTATGGATTACAGATCCAGAAGAAGTAGACGATCCAGAAGTACTACCCGAATTACCGGGATTTCATGTACTGGTACGTCCAGTATCTGTTAAGAGCCAAACAAAAGGTGGTATTCTTTTACCAGACTCAACAAAGGATGATATATCATACCTTACGACTGTAGGTAAAGTCCTATCTCTTGGTGATTTAGCTTATCTAGATAAAGATAAGTTTCCTGCTGGAGCATGGTGTAGTATAGGAGATTATGTGTGTTACGGTAAACATGCGGGTACAAAGCTTTTTTATAAAGGTGTAAGATTAATTTTACTGTTTGATGATCAAATTACCATGAGAGTTGAAGATCCAAAAGATCTAGATCCTACATTTAATTTGGGAAATCGTTAATTTTATGGTATAATATAGTTACGTTAAATCGTTGAACTCGTAGACAACGGAGGTTATAATGAATGAAGAAAAAGAAGAATGGGGAAATATAGAAATCCCGAATGAAGAGCAGAAAGAAATTGAATTTGAAATAGAAGAGGAAGCTGAACCAGAACAAAAGGCAGAACCTCAGAAAGAAGAGAAGCCACCAGAGTTAGATGGTATCGAAACAAAGGGTGCTGAAAAAAGAATAAGACAATTAATAAGACAAAGAAAAGAAAGAGATGAACAGATTACTGCTCTCATCCAAAAAAATGAGGAACTTTCAGGAAGCCTCAGAACAAAAGATAAGGAAGTAACTCAAGTTAATAAATTAAGTCTTGATGCTTCTGAGAAACAATTAACTGATAAACTTGAGCTTGCCAGAACAGTTTATATGGAAGCTTTTGAAGAAGGAGAAAAAGAAAAGCTTTTAAAAGCACAAGAGATGTTGAATGAGGCACAGACAGATCTGAAGGCAGTATCTTCTGCTAAACGAAATTATGAAGAAATAGAAGAAGTTGCTCCAGTACAACCTCAACATCAACCTCTTCCTCAACAAACTACTGATCCTAGAGCCGAAGAATGGGCTTCAAAGAATAGTTGGTTTGGACAGGATAATATAAAGACTGCTGCTGCATTGGCTATAGATGCAGAACTTAAAAGCGAAGGATATGATCCTACTGACAATGATTTTTATCAGGAAATTGATAATAGATTAAATAAGGCTTTCAATCAAGAAAGTCAGGAACGTGTGCAGGAAAATCCGTCAACACCTGCTCAAGTAGTATCGGGGGCTTCACGTTTGTCTCCATCCAATTCTAGTAAAGTTAAACTATCTAAAGAAGATGTAAGACTTGCACAGAAATGGAATATACCACTTGAACAGTATGCTGCCGAAAAGCTGAAGGTTTCAGATGCTGATGGCAACTATACTAATATCACTTAAACGTGGAGGAATGAAATATGACAACACGAAATGAAACACGTAGTAATACTAATCGGGAAGCTAAAACAAGAGAAGAAGAATATGTCTTTGAGGAGCCAGATGCCCTTTCTGTACCAGATTCGGTACAAGCAAGATTTGACGCAGAGGATATGTCTTTACGTTGGATACGCATATCTGTAAAAGGACAAGATGACATCACTAATGTTGGTAAGAACCAGCAACAGGGATGGGTCTTCGTAACTCCTGATGAAGTTCCTGAAATGGCAATTACATCCTTCGTAAGGGAAGATGGTCGTTACCAAGGTGCAGTCTGTCGTGGAGATGTAGCTTTGGCTAAGAAACCAACTGCCAAGGTAAAGGCCAGACAGAAATTCTATGAGAAGAAGGCCAATGATATGATGGATGCAGTTAATGCACAACTAATGAAAAGCTCTGATTCTCGTATGCCAATTTCTAATTCAAGTAAATCAGTAACAACCAGAGGTCGGCAACCTTCTTTTCAAGACTAGTCGATCTCTAAACTATAAGGAGATGAAACATGTCTACTACAAAAGCATTTCGTGGCTTCATCCCTGCTCGTATGAAAGGTGGTGCTTATAATAATGAGGCAGTGACGGATATGATCACACTAACCTCAACAGGACAAGCACAAACTCCTAGTAATAGTATTTTTACTGGTGATCCAGTAGTATTACCGGGAGCTAACTTTACAACTATATCTCCGTATATAGCAGCAACTCTTAAACCTTCAGGGGTTTTTATGGGTTGTCAGTATGTGGAAAATGGAGAGCAAAAGTTCTCCCGGTATTGGCCGGGTGGGACGAGTGCCACAGACGTTAAATTTTTTGTAATAACAAATCCTGATCAGACTTATTACATCCAATGTTCTTTATCTTTATCGGCTGCTGAAGCTGCTATTGTAAAGAACTACACAGCTACAGTTAGTTCTACTGCCTCTTCAGGTAGTACTGTTACTGGACAATCAAGCTATTACTTGCTTGCTGCTAGTGGTGCAGAAACTGAACTAGCTTGCCGTGTAATTGGTCGTGCTAAGTTTCCTGATGAGGGCAATGACGATGCATACCCAATCGTAGAGGTCTGGTTGAATACACACCGTGATCGTTACGTGACGGCTACGGCATCTACGGCTTAATAGGAGGGATTAATCATGGCTATAAATAGAGCTAGTATTAGCAAAGAACTCCTTCCGGGCCTAAATGCCATATTCGGAATGGAGTATGGAGAGGTAAATAATGAATTAGAACCTCTCTATGAAATTGAAAACTCAGATCGTGCATTTGAAGAAGAAGTACTTTTCACCAGCTTTGGTTCAGCACCAACGAAAGGTGAAGGGGCTGCTGTTTCGTATGATGATGCTCAGGAAAGCTACACAGCACGTTATACTGCTGAAACTGTAGCATTGGCTTTTGCCGTAACTGAAGAAGCAATGGAAGATAATCTTTATGATACCTTTGCTAAACTTCGGGCTAAAGGTCTAGCCAGAGCAATGGCTAATACGAAACAAGTTAAAGCTGCTAATGTTTTCAACAATGGTTTCAGTGATACTATTGGTGATGGACAGGCTTTCTTTTCAGGTTCACATCCAACTGTAGGTGATGGTAATCAGAGCAACTTAATTGCTGCATCTGATCTATCTGAAGCTACACTTGAAACTGCATTAACCAATGTACAGAAGATCAAAGATGATCGAGGTATCCTAATTGGTGCAAGTGCTGTTTCTCTGCATATTCCTGTAGACTCATGGGCAATTGCAGATCGTATTTTATCTAGTCCCGGCAACACTCAAACGAGTCAAGCTGCTGCTAATCCAAATACGAATGCAATAAATGCTACTCGTCACTTGGGTATGTTACCTGACGGCTATCATATCAATCGAAGGTTCTCTGATACAACTTCTTGGTTTATCAAGACTGACGTACCAAACGGAACTAAAATGTTTGTACGTTCACCTCTTCAAACTAAGATGGAACCTGACTTTGATACTGGTAATCTTCGATTTAAGGCAAGGGAACGATATAGTTTCGGTGTCTCAGATTGGAGAGGATGGTTCGGTAGTCAAGGATCATAAGTCTAACTGTGGGGAAGTGGCTCTAGTCACTTCCCTACTACTATAAGGAGCAGATATGACTACAAACGTAAAAGTAGCACAAAATGTAAGTAGTGATGGAGCAATCATAACAGGCTTTCGTTATATTGATACCAACACAACTTTAGGAGATGAGGGAACTGGTTCTGATCCTTCTCCATCTACAACCCGTGTTCTTGCTATTCATACTTATTCAACTCTTGCAGGTGAGATTGTTCTGTCAGGATCAAAACAGATTACAAATAAATCAGCTAAAGGAACAGCTATTCGTTACCGTGTAGGAGCAACTGATTCTAATGATCAGTATATAGGAGATATGGGAGTAGGAGTTTTTGGTATTGTTAGTGTAGCCACTTCTGGAACAGGAACGATGGCTCCAACAATTACATTGTATCTAGGCTAACAATGCCTAATTTTGCATATTTAAAAACAGATTTAATTAATACGACTGAGAACGACTCTACTGAATTTTCCTCTCAAGTTTCGGCTTTTGTAAAGAAAACAGAATTTCGTATGGTTAAAGATCTGGATGACTCTGGACTAGATGAGTATACTAATATATCGGTATCATCTGGCAATGCTGGTACTGTGTCTTTAAATGATAGAGTTCGTATTGTTCGTAATGTAAACTTTAAGGTAAGTACAGGGACAACTGTAACAAACTTACTTCAAAGAACAGTAGAGTATGTTAATGATTACTGGCCTGTTAGTGCATCTACAGGTACACCTAGATACTATACAAGAAAAAATAATTCTAGTATTAAGATAGTACCCACACCAGTTTCAGCACTTACAGTAGAAATACAATCACAATCTCAGCCACTACCTCTAGCTTCTGCTACAGGTACAAGTGTAACAACCCAAAATTATTTTAGTGATTATTGTTATCAAGCTCTCTTTGCAGGATGCATGGTAGAAGCTACAATGTATATGAAAGATTGGAATACACTTCCAGTATGGCAGAACGAATATCAAACAGCTATAGCAACATTACGTAATCAGGCTAGAAGGACTCGACAGGATGATATGGCAGTTGCAGCTTCTCCTGCTGGCGGTCCCGATACAATCACTCAAGGGGCAAGTTAATGGTTAATAGAGCTAGTATTAGACAAGAGATTATGAAGCCGGGATTAAAAAAAGGCGGTAGAATTAAAAAGAAAAAGAAATTAAATATTAAGAAGGCTATTAAAAAACCGGGATCATTACGTAAGTCTCTAGGTATTAAGAAGGGAAAGACTATCCCTAAGTCAGTTTTAAATAAGGCAGCTAAAGCTCCCGGTAAATTAGGACAAAGAGCTAGGTTTGCCAAGAAATTAAAGAAATTAAGATCAAAGAAAAGGAGAGGTTAAAATGGGATTAGGACCACATACATTATTAAAGTATCCACCAGATCTGAAAAAGATA